CGAGTACGGGTCGAAGTCGCTCGGCCTGTAGGCCCTCGTCTTCTTCGGGTCGCGGTTCACATTGGCCACCAGCGCCAGCACCGCCGACGTGTGCGCCCAGTTGTCCCGGCCCCGCGCCTCGGCCATCCACAACAGTTCCCGCAGCGTCAGCGGCCCGGGGTCGATTCCGACGACGGCGGCGAGTTCGTAGATGGTTCGCCAAGGGTCGATTCGACCGCCGCCTCCAGGTCCAGCTTGTCCAGCCGCGTCTCGATCCTCGCGACCGCCAGGTCGATCATCCGTCGCTGGGCGTCCACGGCCTTGGCCAGGTCGCCCCGGCCCAGCTTGCGGAAAAAATCGACGAGTTCCCCGTAGAAGGCCGTCTGCGCCGCGAGGACCACATCACCGCCCAGGGCCGCCGCGAACTGCTCGTCGCTGACGCCGGCCGCGTCGGCCTGCGGCTTGACGAGGGCGAAGATCACGTCGCACAAGAGGATCACGTCCGTGCCCAGGCGCGTGAGCAGCGGCGGGTCGCCCGCCTCCAGTTCCAGGAGGTTCACGTCGAGCAGGCTTTTCACGCGCTTGGCGGCGTCGATGGTGAGCGCAACCGTCCAGGTCCGCCCGGCGGTATCGGTGAAGGTCTTCATGTCTCTCAGGTTCCCTCGATCCAGCTGCGGAACACGGACAGCTTCGCCGTCACGCTGACGGTGATGGCCTCCTCCAGGGCCTCGTTGCGGCTGAAGGAGGTGATGGCGAAGTCACCGTCCGGCCCTTGGCCACCCGTCTTGTCCAGAATCTTCAGGGCAATCAGGCCCGACGCCAGGAAGGCGTTCTTGATGGCCGTGAATCCGGCGTCGTCGGGGTCCCAGACCATCTCGAACTCGCAGGTGCACTCGCGGAGCGTGGGGGCGGTCGCACGCCAGCCGGAGTTGGCCCGCGTGGTCACGTCCGCCTCGCCCGCCTCCAGCGTCAGCGTCACGTCCCGCACGTTGGACATCTCCGTCGAGGGAGTGCTGCCGGCGGGGCCGTGATAGAGTTTCGCGTCCTTGCCCAGAATGAACGTCGCCATGTCCTTGGCCTCCTATTGCTTCACGCTGTTTGCCCACATCGCCGGGAGCTTGGGCTTTTCGCGCTCGAATGCCGGTCCCATAAAGGGCCGAGCCTTGTACGTCGCCGTTACGGGCCTGCCCTTGCGCCCGCGCCTCCGCGCCTTGCCGCCGTACTCCAGGAGCGGCGGGGCCTCGGCCGTGCCATGCAGTGGCGTGGGGCCGATCACGACGCTCTTGCGGCCAGGGTCGTAGCCGAAGTAGATGAGCTTCCTCAGCAGGCCCACGTGGCTCGAAGGCGGGCTGCCCGGTTCCGACACCGCCTTGCGCTTGCGGATGCTGTGCTTCGCGCCCGTCCGCACGAACGCCCCGAACTTCGAGAGCACCTTCCGCGCGGCCTTGTCCACCCCGCTCGTGACCGCCTTGCGGTCGAAGAACATCTGCTTGGTCACCATCCCGATCATGCCGTCATCACCCTCAAGGTGAGCGTGAGGACGCTGGTGAACTGCCGAAGCTCGCCCAAGTGCTCCTGGGAGTAGATGGGCGTGTTCTCGGTCTTGACCCATGCCGCGTCGCCAAAGCGTCCCGTCGCCCGGACGAACTCGGCTATCTCCTGCACCAGGCCCAGGAGAGGGTCGATTTCCGCGTTGTCCCCGCCGGCAAGCTTCTTCTGGACGCCGACGTCGATCTGCACGTCGCTCTGCGCCAGGCCGCGTCCTGCGGTGGTAAGCTCCACGCCCTTGGGCACGACCGTCACGTGAAGGTCCGTCATCTCCTTCAGGTCGAAGACGGGCCGATACGCCCGCACCGCCGTGAACGGCTGACTGAACGTGTGGTCGTTCAGGGCCGTCACCACCGCGTCCGCGATGTCTGCGATCAGCGCCATGGGTCAGTTCACCTTCTTCACTTCCCCGACCAGCCAGTCCACGTCGGGCCTGCTTGGCGGCTCGACGGCTGCCAGCGTTTCGGCCAGGCCCACGCCCTTGGCGGCGTCCCGGCGCATCGCCCGGGCGACCCCCGCCAAACGCTGCCCGGCCAGGTACGCCCGGCGCTCCGGCGTGGTCATGGCTTCGATCCGCGCGGCACGGGCCTCCTCGGCCTCCCGCTGTTCGGGCGTCAAGGTGGCCAGCCGCTCCTGGCGGCGGGCCTCGACCTCCGCCTGACGCTCCTCCGGCGTCATCCGCATCCGCTCGATGACCGCCTGCTCGGCGGCCGAGAGTTCCATCTGTCGTCTTGCCTCTGCCATGCGATGTTCTCCTACGCGACCAGGGTCTGGCCGTGGCCGTAGGCCTGATCGAACACGAACAAGGAATTCCCGTAGGCGTCGTTGATCCGTCCCTCCCGACGGAGCATGACCATCTTCCCGCCGCCATTTTCCATCCGGCCGGAAACATCCACCGCGCGGTAGACGCGGACGATGGCGTCCCACCCCAGGTACAGGTAGGCGTCGTAATCCAGCCGGAAGTAGCCGAACAGGTCGGACCGGCTCTGGTAGTCGAAGTAGATCGAGCCGGAGTTGTAGACCTCAAGGCCGCCGTAGCGGGCCACCACCAGCTTGCCGTCGGAGTAGACGGTCAGCGTGGAGTAGTACTCCACGCTCATGTAGCCGTTGACGGTGAGCGTGCCCCCGTACTCGACGTAGACCTGCGAGCCGCCGTAGGCGTACAGGGAGCCGTCGAGCGTCAGGTTGCCGTGGACGTAGAGGTAACCGGAATCGACCACGTTCAGGTAGTTGCGGACGATCAGGCTACCGCCCGCCTCGACGTAGAGCTCGCCTCCGTAGCGGACCTCCACGCTGCTGCCGTAGTAGAAGTCGGCGATGCCGTAGACGCGGAACGTGCTGTAGTCATCAACATTCAGGTTGCCGTCGAAGTAGGCCGACCCGCCGGACTCGACGGAGACGTACGCGCCCTGGTACAGATTCGAATAGGCGCTCCAGTCCTGGTAAAACGAGCCGTACACGTGCAGGCTGGAGCCGTACACCACGTCGAAGTAGGCATAGGGGGCAACGTGGACAGAGCCGCTCACATCGACCGAGCCGCCGTAGAGGACCGCCAGCCCGCCGGCGTCGTCCAGCCACCCGCCGCTGTCCACTTGGAGGTAGCCCCGCACCTCAACGTAGGCGTAGACGTACAGGCCGCCTTGGACATAGACCGACGCGCCGCTCTCGACCGTCAGCTGCGTCCCGAGTTCGAGCACACCATAGGCTTCGATGGTGATGGTCCGGCCGCCGGCAAGCGTAAGGGAAGACCCGTCCGCGGTGACGGTGTGGTAACCGGCGACGACCACGTCATCGACCGACAGGTCGGGCACGACACCGCCGGCCCAGGTCGTCGGGTCGTCCCAGTAGCCGGATTGTGCGCTTGTAATCGTCGGCACGATGACCTCACGCGAAGATGCGGTACGTCACGCCGTTGCCGCCGCTGACGACGCGGATGTAAACCTTGCTGGCGTCGTCGATGCGGATGACCAGGCCCTCGTAGTTGCTGGGCATGACCGGGATGTTCTGGGTGCCTGAGTCGCCGATGAAGCAGGGGTAGCTGTTCAGCGGGTTCCCGTAGTTGTCCACGCGAGCGCCGACCCACACGAACCGACACGGGGTGGACGCTGCCACGAGCTTCTCCGGCGTGGCAGCCGACGCGACGGTCTTCGTGCCGCCCGTGAAGGACGTGCACCCGGCGATGTCGAACTGCGGCGCGCCGCTGGGGCTTACCTCCACGTCCATCGAGTTGATCCAGCGCTTCGCCACGTCAGCCTCCGATCACCAACTTCCAGACGGCCGCGACGGCCAGAGACACGACCGACCCGGCGATGATCCACAGGAGTTTCGACCGCACGGCCTCGGCCGCCTCCAGCCGGTCCAGCCGAAGCTGGATGCCGGGCTTGGAGTTGCCGCGAATCGCCTCGTCCAAGCGGTCGAGCTTCGCGTGGATGGCCGCGAACTCGCCCTTGCACACCCGCTCGTACTGTCCTGTGCACTGGCTCATGTGGCACATCCCTACGGGGCCGCGCCCACTTCCTTGGTGTGAATCCGACACGTCTGCCGATACGGGTCGCTCCATCGCCAATGCCCTTGATTGCCCAGGCTCATCACCTCGTGGACCACGCCGTCGGCGACGACTTGGTCGCCCGGCTGCGGCTCGCCGAAGACGGGGGCAAAGTCTGCCGCGGCCACCAGGAAGTCCGTCACGTGCGCCGCCACCACGTGGCCGAAGTCGTCCTGGACCTCGTACTGCGTCCGCCCGAACGTCGCGCTGAGCACCTGCTCCTGGGCACCGCGTCGATAGGTGACCTGGCTGGAGCAGTGCGCCCAGCGCATCTGCTCCAGCCATTGGCTTCCTTGCCTCAACAGGTCACCCACGCTTCAAGCGCCTCCCTGCCCGCGCCGCACACGTCGCGGCAGGCGGGCGTTACTGGCTCATCCGAACCCGGACGGTCGTGTCGACATCAGCCGCGGCCTTGACGCACTTGCCGATGAGCTTGTTGCCGCTTGAACTGGTCGTTGCCCGCTGGTTGGTCGCGTCCCAGTAGCACAGCGCCCCGGCCGTAATCCCAGAGCCGGTGGCCTTGGGGAAGTCGAAGACCCCCGCGACCGCCAGCGCCCCAAGCGTGCCGGCCGGGATGTCCACCTTGGCCACGCCGACCAGTTCGCCCTGGACCACGACCGCCCCGGCCGCCACGTCCGCCGTCGGGGTGTAGTCGATTGCCTCGCCGTCATGCACAAAGGTCGCCATTGGCTTGTCCTCCGCTTACGCTTCGCCCTTGCTCTTGAGCCCGCCGCGCGGATCCTGAAGGCTGACGCCGAAATCATGGAAGCCGCGCATCCGCACGCCGAGCACGTTGAAGTCCGCCTCCGCCGTCTTGATCACCGGCGACTGCTGGCCGTTGAGGAACGCCACCTCGATGACCGGCAGGTCCGCCGGGTCGGCCAGCAAGTACCACGCCTTGGCGCTCGAGCCCGCGTAGGCGGCGTTGGCCAGGTAGCGACTCACCTCCACGCGGAACTTGCCGACGTGCGGGTTGGCGATGGGGTACTTGGTGCTGGAGGTGGTGTCCCGAATCTCCAGGCTCTTGTAGAGCTGCGTGCCCATGGCCGAGAGGGCCGTCGGCACGAGGAGAATCGCCGGCATGACGCCGATGGGCTTGCCGTCGGAGTCCACCTGGTCCATGAAGGCCACTTCCGCCTTCGTCAGGCCGTCGATGGAGAGGACCGTATCGGCCCCGGTCAGGTAGTTCTTGTTGCCGGCGGTGAAGAACGCGGCGTTGTTCAGGAACGCCGTCCAGAACACGTCATTGATCTTGAGGCCGCTCCCGCGCCCGAGCTTGCGGGGCACCAGCGTGATCGCCCCCAGGTCGTCGTTGATGATGTCCCGCCGGTCGATGGAGAGCATCAGGCCGTAGGTGTCGGCCTTGTTGGTGTAGGACTCGTTGCCGAGCGTCCCGTGCTTGAGTTCCCCGCCGGGGGCCACGATCTCGTACTGGTCCTTGCCGATGAGGCGGTAACTCGTGACGGTCTTAAAGTCCGGCACGTTCCGCACCGCGCAGACGTTCCGCCACGTGCGCTCGACGCTGAAGAAGCCTTCCAGCAGGAACTTGTTGGCGACGTTCGAGAGGATGCCGCCGATGTCCACCGTCGAGAAACCCGCAGCCTGGACCTGGCGTCCGAAGGCATACCGCAGGGCCTCGCGGCTGTCGCGGAAGGACCGCTCCGGGTAGCCGTTGGCCCACGCGGCCTCGAGGAAGAGTTCCTGAAGGCCGATGCCGCCCCGGAAGCGCCGCTCGGCCTGCTCCAGCACCTCCTCGTGGTAGTGCTTCTCCGGTTCGGCGAGCTTGGCCGTCAGGACGCACGCCGCCTCGAGCGTCGCCGCGTCGCACGACCGGCCGCGGTCGCCACGGACCGCAAGGTGCACGTCCGCCTGGGGGCGGCTCTCGCGCATGGCCTTGAGGACCCTTTGCGAGGTCTCCTCGACCGTCCAGCCCAGGCGGATGGCGTCCCGCTCGATGCGCGGGAACTCGCCCGCGCAGACCTCCTGGATGGCGGCCACGCGCTCGCGCTCGGTGCGAACGGCGCTGGCCGCCTCCTCGCGGACGCTCGCTGCCGCCTGCACCGCAGCATCCTGGGACGCAGCCGCCCTCACCGCGGCCTGCGGGTTCGCGGCCGCGGGCTTCTTGCCTGCCTGCCGCTCAGGCAGGGCCTTGTCGTCGTGCTCGAAGTCAGGCGGTTCCTCGCCTTTCTCGAACGCCGCCTTGAGTGCGGCCGTCTTCTCCTCGTCCAGCGCGGCGGCGTCGATGCCGTGCTCCTCAAGCCATTTCTCGAAATCCATGTGATTGCCTCCCTGCATGTCGGCCTGTCCCGGCGGGACAAGCAGATGGAACGTTGCCGCGAGCTTCATCCTCGTCGAGGCGTCCGCGCCCACGGCGACGACCGACACCTCCCGCAAGACCGACTTTTTCACGTGGTAGAACGGCCCCTCGTGCTCCTGGCCGTTGACGACGCGACGCGAGCGCACCAGGTCCCACTCCAGCACCTCCGCGCCGATGGAGAGTTGCCACTCCGCCCCGGCCCGGGCCTGCTCGACGATTCCCCTGGCCTGGCCGCTGGAGGAGAGAATCTCCCCCTCGACCACGAGCGTGTCGCCGTCCACGCGGGCCTTCACCATGCCGACCCGCGCTCCCGTGCGGTTCTCGTGGTTCGTCAGCAGCGGCACCGCGTCGGGAACCTCCAGGCCCGC